GGAGAGCAGGTACAGGGACGCGCCCCAATACGGATTGACGCGCCCGGATTCTGGATTGACGATGTGCGGAATCCGCTGAAGCTCAGACAGGAACGCGGCCTCGTGCTCCGGGCTTTTGTATGTGATATTGATTTCCATGTGAACCTCCTTACATATCGACCGAAACAAAATGATAGGCGTACCAGCGGCCACGACGGCGGAAGAGCTTGACGCCGGTGGTGAAGAACTGCCCGCCGCAGCCCAACTCGTCGAAAAGGCGGTAGGACCGGTACATCTTGAACCACAAGAGAGCCCGCTCCTCGGAATAGTCGGCGGTGTAGTCGGGCAGTTCAACAAGCTCAACGAAAGAATCGAGCTCGTCGCGGACGATGCGGTAATCGGAATCCCGATGGATGTACTCCCGGATGTCGCGCTTGAGCTGAATGACGAACTCCTCGACGCGCTCGCTGTGCGCCGGACCTGGAAAACGCTCGAACATGAGCAGGTCGTTGTACGCCTCTTTGAGGCTGTCATAATCGTGGATATCGCGGGACATTAGGCCCCCCCCCCTTTTCTTCCTTTGCCTTGCGGAGCTCCTCGAGAAACTCAGGGAGCGGCAGCCGCTCGAGCTGATACTCCCGGCGCGCGGCCGGAGACAGGCCGTTGAGCCATGTCTCGTACTTTACCCGCTCCTGCTCTGCGCAGGCCCGGATGCTTGCGAGAGCATCTGCAGGCGGGTAATCCTCGCCGACGTACCAAGTGATTTTTCCCTCGTTGGAGATGTGAGCGACCATCTTGAAATCGCCGTCCTCCATCACGGCGGAGTTGCAGACTGTTACGCCGTTTCCGAGACAGCCAAGGAACAACTTGAAATTCTGGGCAGCCATCAGTAAATCTCCTCCTCAAGCATCTTTTTGCTGAACCGCTCAATCTCCTCGAGAGAGGTCCACTCCGGCTTCTCGTCGTCGGAAAAGCTGTCCCACAGGATGCGCATGGCCTGAATATGATTCTCAACGCAGCAGCCCCAGAGGTACTTGCTGAAACGCGAGCCGCAGCCGAGGAAATACTTGCAGTCCTGAATACAGCGGCTCAAGAGCCTGTAACGGAACTCGGCATCGGAGCCGACAAGGTCAGTAGCGACGTTGCCGAAATAATGAAATTCTGCGTCGCCAGCGAAGTAGAGCGTGACGCTGGCCTCAAGGCTACGCGGCCAGCCGTCCGGATACGGACGGGTCGAGCCGTCGGAAAAGTGGGTCATCGCGATTGCAGTCACCCCGATGGCGGCCTCGTTTTCGCGAGGGCGGCAGAAGAACGTGCGAATCTGGATGCGCTCGCACTCCATGGAACCGGCATTCCCGATATTGTCAGGGAACAGGGACATGGCCGGGTCATACCCGGCAGCTTTCAAACGCTCAAGAACGGTCATATCTCTTATGCCTCCATTTCGATGTCGAGCAGCTCCATGCTGCCGTATACACAGTGCTCGGAAATCTCGCGGGCTCTTTTGCGAGCAGAGGGCAGCGAGACGGCCTCAATCTTACGCTCGGTGACGTAACCGCCATTCTTGAACTGGGGATTGTGGCGGAAGAAAGTTGCCTTGTAGGACTTCGTTTTCATAGTTGACACTCCTTTGCGGTTTGGCTCCCGCGACCATCTTGCCAAAGACGGCAAAATGGTTTCGGCCCTTGCCGCAGGGCCATCATCAGGCGAGCACATCGGAGTAGGCGACCTTTGCAGCCTTGAGGGTTTTGAACATCTCGACGACATTTCCACCGCAGTCGGCGTACACACACCACCGCCAGCAGAAGCGGCCATTGATGCGGACCATGCGTTGCTCGAGGCAGACCTCGTTGTCCTCCCGCACATATCGGTCATATGCACGGTTGCGAATGTGGATAAACTTCATACAAACCTCCTTTACCGCGCCTCTGCGACGCTCTCGTAGCCCCAGCAGAAAACCCTGCGGCCCATCTTCTCGCAGCGGGATTTTAACTCTCTCGCTGCGCTGTCGGCGGAGCTGATGCTCTTGTAACCGCACTCCACAACAGAACCGGCCGGAACCTTGCTCCCAAACGTGGAGCCGTTCTTTCCGGCGTACATCTTGAACTGGTTACCCGTCCAAGGCTCCTCGGCCTTGACGAACCCGAAATACCTTACCTGCGTCATAACGCGCACCTCCTTAATCTCTGTTCTCACGCTTCCACATGAGGAAGTTCTGGTAATCATCTTGACCCATCGAGACCGGCTTGGTTGTGTTGATGAAATTGGGGCAACCGAAGCAGACGAGCTCGTCGGGGTTGTTGCGGGTCTGCGTCAGGACCTTGGCCGGGACACCGGTCATCTGGAACTTTTCGGACGGGACGCCCGGAACCTCGATGCGCCGGAGCAGCATATTGAAGTCGTAGTACCAGTCGAGATTCATGTACCGCTCCTCACTGTCCGTGCTCTCGATTTCCTTGATGTACTCGGCCAGAGCACCGCGCACATCAAGACGAACCGGAGCGACGCTGTCGTCGTAGCTGTCGTAGAGGGTGATGGTCTCGGCCTTGCCGAAACGAACGGTCAGGGCGGCAACGCTGCCGGTGTACTTGTAGAGCTCCATAAAAACCTCCTACCCGAAACGGGTCTTGCTGCTTGCTTAACGTCCCTAAAAGGGACACACGAAAGCAAAAAAATTAAGCGACCTCAACCATACCGACCAGACCGTAGAGGAGCTCGTGGTCCTCAAAGGAGATGCGCTCTTCATCGAACGCACGGTCAATCTGCCAGTAGCAATCGTCGCGGTCGTTCTCGGTCTTAATGGCGGCGATAGCTTTCACGATTTTCTTGAACATATTCTTATCCTCCTACCCGTTTTGGGTCATATCGTTTTCTTGTACCCTCATTATAGACCCTAAGAGGGACAATGTCAAGTAAAATCTGGCAATTTGTGGCAAAAAGTTTTCGAGAATGACGCTTTTTGCGGCATTATGCACGAAACGGCGGCAGAACAGAAAGAAAGCAGGAGCCCGGAGACCCCCGCTGATATAGTTATCCTGTTTATTCTAATGAATTTGACCACAACAATTACAAGCACAAGGATTTTCCGCTGCTGAGCGAAAAATCGCACTTCACCGATGATACCGTCATGACCGTTGCGGTGGCACGGGGATTGATTGCAGGTAAAGGCATCCCGGAGAGAACATTTGAAGAAACAAAGAGCGAGATGCGCATTTGGGGAGAAACATACCCTCATGCCGGTTACGGCGGGATGTTCCGCCGGTGGCTGCACGCAGAAAATCCGAAGCCCTATGGTAGTTTCGGCAACGGATCGGCTATGCGGGTGTCGGCAGCGGGCTGGCTGTTCGATACGCTGGACAAAACGCTGGAAATGGCAAAAGTGACCGCCGAAGTTACCCACAACCA